CGTGGGTGAGGACGGTGTTCGCGGGCCAGCGGCCCTTTGCAGAAGCGACGAACCCGTCACCGCCCGTGTATCCGTCAACGAACCCGCCCGACGCCTTCGCACCGCCGCCGAAACCGTCCGCCTCGCCAACCCGGCACCCGTCGATGTTCAACGCACCTGTGCCGTGTTCGAGGACGTTCGCGGCGACGGTGCCCGTGAACGGCTTGCGGGCGACGACGATGGGTTCGTGGCTGGGTTTCGCCGCTGTCCCAGTTCCGGCGAGGTAGTCAGCACCCAGCCCGATAGCACTCGCGGGAGCAGTAGGTATTCGGATGGCGCTGCACTTCAACGATGCGGCGCTCGAAGGTGTCGCCACAGTTGCGGCACTGCACTTGCATCCATCGTTCGGGTCGGCGCGGCCGGGTGTGGTGCTGTCGGGTGTGTTCTGCGATGTCAAGGAGTTGCAGGTTTGCCAGGCGGTTGTCGCTGCGGTCGTGGTTGATGTGGTGGACGTGCTCGTCGGGTCGCAGAGCGCGTCCCAGATGTTGCGCCATGACGTGTCGGTGTTCGAGGACGTAGTCGCCGTCAACTCTGACCATGACGTAGCCGTCATCGCGGGTGAATCGCCCGCCTCGCCAGTTCGGGTTAGCAGCACCGGCACGTCCCCTTGCAGGGTTCGAGCAAGTGCGACTGCAATAGGTGCCTTCGCCTCTGGCGATGCGACTGGGTGCCACGGTGAAACCAGAGCCGCATGTGGGGCAGATTCGTGCGACGGGCATAGTTGCTCCTTGATGTTCTTGAAGGCGTTGAGTGATTTGGGGAACCCCGACCCGTATGTCCAGTGGATGCTGTCGCGGATCTCGAACCCGGCGTCCTCGATGGCGCACGCCATGCGGTGATATGTGCGGGTGCCGCCGAAGGCAAGCATGTGCCCGCCAGGTTTCAGGACACGCAGGCATTCAGCGGCCCACAGTTCGCACCACTGCTGAAACTGACGACCGACTGCCGCCGCATCGCCGCCATAGTGATTCGCTGCTGTACGGATGCGAGAGCGGGAATATGCATTTCCGCCGTTGGGAGAATCTTGGTTGCCACCCCACTGCTTAGGATCAACCACCCCACGCTTATTAGTACGTTCGGCTTTCCACGGCGCGTCCCAGTCCTTTCCCATGAACTCCAACCCGTAGGGCGGGTCGGTCACGACGGAATCCACGCTGTTATCCGGCAACTCCTTGAGTCGCTCCAGACAATCTCCGACCAGCAGTTTCATCGAACAACCTCTCGTATCGGGGAGCACCGCGTCCTACGGTGCTCCGTCTGCCGTGTGCTCAGCCACTTCCGGCCTTCCATCGAATGCCGACCACACCTGCACCGGGGGTGCTGTTCCCGCCATGCCACCCATGCCAGCAGAGTAAGACTTACCCCTGACAAGACCAGCCACGTCGCCGCGACGACGAGAACAGCACCCCACCACACGGCTGCGGCCTAGACCGTCAACCTGCGGCACGACTCGCACCGCTCATGCGCGACGTGCGGCAGATCCCCACCCACTCGCATCAGGTGCTCTGCGTGGTTGGGCTCAAGATCCGAGAGGTTCGCGGCCTCGGTGACCGCCTGCATCATCGAGTACATCGAGATCTCGCCCTGGGCGTTGACCATGTTGTCGATGATCCGGCTACGGGTAGCCAGTGGGACGTGGTACGTCTCGAACAGATCCCGCAGCACGATGGCGGCATCCTCGTCCAGCGGCACCTGCGTCAGTGCCTCCACAGCGTCGAAGGAGTGCTCCAGACCGCCCAGGATCGAGTCCACCGCTTCCCGCGCCCACTCGTACACGTCGTCGCCCTGACCGCCGCTCTTGCGGTTCCAGGTGCCACTGCTGGCCTTGGTGTCGATGGCACCGTTGGTGCACCACCAGCGGAACAGGTAGCCGTCGATCTGGGTCTGGGTCAGCCCGATCAGCGAGTTGCGGATCTGCACCCCGGCGCTCCAGGTGTCATCTGTGGTCGTCCCCGGCCCCGTCATCACCCGCTGGTAGCCCGGGACGATCAACCGGAAACTCGTCTGCCGCAGGTTGTGCTGCCGCTTGTAATCAGCGAAGATCTCCGCGTCGTCGCCGTACTGCTGGCAGATCGCCTCCTGCGCCTTGTCCAGCAGCGTCAGGTTGCTGAACGGCTGGATCGTGGCCTTCGTCAGCGCGGTCACCCGAGCCTCGTCGCCAGCGCCCACCTGCAGCGCCTTGAAGTCCCGCTGCCCGAACCCGCCGTGGAACCACCAATCCAACTGCGGGGTGATCAGGTGAGCCGGGGCGCGCTGCACGTAGGACTTGCTCAGCCCCACCGCGCTGGTGAACTCCAGCAGCGCCTCCTTCGTCAGCGTCAGCCACGGGCCATCGTTGGCGAACCGCACCCGGGCGTTGACCGAATCGGTGTCCTTCACCAACTCGATCCCGTGGTTCCACTCCGGTGCCAGATCGAACGCAAGCGGGTCGCCTGCAGCGAACGACTGGTAGGACACGGGCTCGGTGCTGGCCAACTCGGTACGCAGTTCGTCAATCGTCAGCAACTTGTCGCGCATCTGGTCGATAGTCACGTTTGCCATAATCAGATTCCTTCCTCTTCGAGGTCATCCTCATCCTCTAATACGGGGGTCGCGGCAAACTGTTCATCATCAGGGGACGACTTCAGACATTCCACCGCCAGCCGACGCATCTCGTCGGCCCAGCCGGGGTTCTCCTCGGCGTACCGCAGCACCGCCGACAGCCCCCGCAGCGCAGGACGATCCTTGCTCTGAGGCATCCCCTCGGCCAGACTCGGCATCCGGTCGAAGTAGAACCAGCCACCGCCAGCGGCGATCACCTTCTTGTACTTCAGCAGCAGATCGAACGCGCTGTACGCCTGATCGAAGCCCTTCCCGTAGCGCACCCGCACCGTGGCCTGCTTGAACGGCGGCGCGACCTTGTTCTTCACCACCTTCACCCGCACGTTGGTGGCCATCACCTGCTTGGTCTTGTCGTTGGTCAGATCGTCGTAGACCTCTTCGGTGATGTTGCCGATCTGGTGGAACTCCACCCGCACGGATGAGAAGAACTTCAGCGCCCGACCCCCCGGGGTGGTGTACCGCTTGATCCCCGGGCGTCCCCCACCGCCCATGTCGATCACCTCGGCCAAATGGTTCAGGAAGATCGCGGTGGTATCGGTGCTGTACAACTCCCGCACGTACGGCTTCAGGAACTCGGCAATACCCCGGGCCTGCAGCGCCACGCTGGCCTTGCCCGTCTCGGCGTCCAGGGACGCCTGCGGGATCATCGCCGCCACACTGTCGTAGATCGCCAGCCCGATCTCCCCGCTGGCCACCAACTCCCGGGAGATGTTCGCGGAGTCCTCCAGCGAATCCGGCTGGGCGAACAGGAACAACTCGCTATCAATGTCCAGCCCCAGCGCCTTCGCGTACGCCGGATCCATCGCGTTCTCGTGATCCATGTACAGGATCGACTTCCCGGCGTACCCGGGATCCCCGGCTGCGGCACGGCGCTGGAACTCCGCAGCCGCCTGCAGGGCGATAGTGGACTTCCCGCTGCTCGGCGGGCCGTACAACTCGATCAGCCGCCCCCGGGGGAACCCGCCACCCAGGATGTGGTCGATAGCGATGTTGCCCGTCGGGATGCAGTCCACCTGCTTGGCGACCTCGGACAGCGGGCCGATGTTCGTGTTGTACTTCTTGGCCAGCGCCGCCTTGCGTGCGGCCAGCGTGATCTTCTTCTTAGTCTCCGACAACGATCTCGCCCCCCAGCGCGGCGTACCCCGCGATATCCGTCCAACCGTCGAACGAGTCGGCCCGATGTGACAGCCGCGCCGTCTTCACCAGGATCATCGCCAGCGCCACGTCGTGGGCGTCCACCTCCCAGCCGAACTGCTGCTCCCACAGCCTCGCGATCTTCCCGAAGTTCTCTTCCGGCGTGCCGTAATCAGTGGCCCTCGGCCCCGAGATGTACGCCTTCGCGGTGTCCAAGATCTCTTCCCGCTTGCTCATTATCCGTCTCCTCGTTGTATGTTCGCGGCCGCCGACAGATCCGGCTGGGACGCTGCCCAGTGCGCGATCAGGAAGGCGTCCACGTAGTCCGACATGACCTTCTTGGCCAGCCGCTTGCGCTCCGAAGGGGTCTTCCCCAACGGCTCGAACCGGGGGTCGCCCACCAACTGCGGAGGGTGATAGTCCAACCGCTCGGCGGCAGCCGCAGCCCCGGCCTCCTTGCCCCGCCACACGCCCTCGAACGTGCGCTGCCAGATAGCCGGGGGCACGAACCACACTGGGGTATCCGGCAGCGCCTGCAGGATCCTGCCCTGCAAACGGCAGACCCGCTTCACAGGGCCAGCCCACTGGATACGTGGCGGCACGTCTTCGACCACCACGGTGGGCTTGGCCAGACCGCGTGCGACCCCGCACAACAGATCCACCCAGGACGCGGCGTCCTGGCCCACAGAATCGAACTCGGTGACGACCTGACCTCCCTGCGCGTCCCACAGGACGGCGGCACTGTACCGGGAAGCCAGATCGACACCGAGAACGAACCGTGTCGGGGT